GCCCGCGTTGCCGTCAGGTTGCCGTTCGTCAGCAGAACCGAAACGTGCTTGTCGTTCGGGTTCCACGTATCGACAGTCGGGCCCGGTGCCGCTGTGACAGTCCCGGAGATCGCAGCAGTGTCACTTGTTCCTGTTGCGCCCAAAAGGCCAGTGATGTTTTCACCACCACTGCCTGGCGAAACCGAACCAACACCCGTAACCGTGTCACGCGCCTCAACCCCAGCAAGAACGCCGGTCGCCGCGGTCGGTGGCGCACCTGCAACCGGTGTAACCCAACCAACGTGACGATCAGAGTTACTCAGCTTGGCAAGAACCTGCCCCGTTGCTCCTCCCGGAGGGATACCCCAAGCCGGCGGAGAGAGATCAAGGATGGCCTGGACGGTCGAGTTGTAAGCTGTACCATCCCAGAGAAGGGCAACGACCTCAGATCCATCAAGCGTCGCCCTTGAAGGGAGGTTGCTGATCTGCGCTGTTAGGGGTGGGACAAGATTGGCAATGGCCTGGGTTGTGGCACGATAGTTCGTACCGCTCTTGAGGATCGGCGCGTTTTCTGTGCCATCAAGCGGAGGAGCCGGCGGCAAACTGGAAATTGGGATGTCATCAGCCATGCTGGCCCCGTGCTTAAGAGGATGAGGACAGCGCTATGCATCCTGCCGCGTATAGTCGTGCCACGCATACGTTCCGATGGTCGTTGTCGTGGAAGCGTGGTTGCTGACAGATTTAATGCGGCCCAAACTATCAACGATCAGCTCAAAGTGACCGGCCGTTCCAACCGCCGTTGCAAACAAAGACGCAGTTCCTGCCACAAGCGTGGTGGGCGTCTCAAGAGGCGACATAAAAGAAATTGAAGAGTTGGCAGCCGCGTTAAGAGCCGTTGCCCGGAAGCGAGCAGCGATCCCGGAAATTTGAGGGACATCAAGCGCAATGAAAACCTGCCCAGTGCCTATCGTCTGGTTGGTCGCATTGACGGATGGTGACGTCCAAAAGAAGACAGGGCCATGCTGCGCAAAAGCTCGAATATTGCTAGAACCATCCGTCTTAATGGCCCCAATATAACGCTTAAAAGAAAAACCGGGTGGAAGATTCGGAGCACCGAACGTTCCCGTTGATGTCAGATCCGCCGTACCGTCCAACTTCCCAACCAAGTAAACATACCGCCAAGCATTCGGCGCAACGCCACCACCATCGATAACACCACCACCAGAACCCTGTGACCAACCCGCTAGTGTTTTTGTCCATCCGGACGTAAGCCGAAGCAGCGGGTGAGGAGCAGTGTCAGCTGTTGCCTGACCATCTGTGACAGAAAACGAGTTATTCCCGCCACCAGCCGACATCTTCAGGCCAGTGATGTGACCACGCGGGAGGCGTGTCATCATATCGCGCTGACGAGCAGCAGCGACGACAAGGTAAACAATTTTCGTTTCAGTGCCCCAGTTGACGGCGGCATTACCATTGGTCGAACTAAGGACCACCGTCCGACTCAGAGTGTTTGTGCCGCTATAAGTTGCGATGCCCTCTTCAAACTGAGCACCTGCCGCGATGACGTAATCACATGTATCGCCAACTCCCATGACATCGCCAAAACGCACAGATCCATTGACCGCGCCTGACAAAGACATTGGACCTGTACCAGACGAAACACTCGTCTCAAATACGAGAGCGGAAACGACATGAGCCATGCATGACTACGAGCCCTGTGGCCCGCCCTTCAAAAAGTGTTAGAGCCGCTCGCTTAAGCGAAATGACTTACGATAAATATCGACCGTATAGGGCTGAACGGTCGGCTGGATGTCATCCCGCAGACACCACAGAGAATCCCGACCCATATTGTCGCTGTTGACATCTTTGAGAAACAGAAGGTCCTGTCGTTGTCCGACAACACGATCAATTTCGTCGATAATACCGCGCCGCTCTGAACCGTTTAGAAGCTCAAACGTAACGTCAATCGTTCGATAGGTCACGTTGCGGTCAACATACGACTGTCCGCCCCGGCTCCTGGATATCTTTGACAGATCAACATACCCGTCAGAGGCACCAGCTGAATAACCAACCTCCAGCTCAGTGCGTGCACCGATAAAAGCACGTCCAGCCTCGACGGCAGCAACAGCCGTGTCACTCATGTCAATGCGGATGTAACGCGCCTGGACGAGGCTCGGCAGGCAGTCCACAAGGTAGCCATACCGTTGATCAACGCGCCCTGCGACAGACCCGCTATTATAAACCAATCCTGCAACAGCTATTGCATCTGTTGCTGACAACCGAACCTGCGCTTGTCCGGTCAAAGTCAGGTTCAGGCCGAACAGGGCAACCGTATCGACATAGAACACGCCACCTAGGTCAAACGTCAGATAGGCACTCCCGGATGTCGCACGCCACTTCTCCGCAACATGTACATCTTGTACCCGCGTTGGGAACATGTTGCCAGCAACGCTAGACGCCGTGACAGTCGCAGTGTCAGCAAGGTTGCGGTAGGCGAAAGCGCACTTCATCAGCCAAACGCCTGAACTTGGATTTGCCGCTCGTTCATGTCTTCAGCGATGTCCACGATCCGCATAAGACGCCCGTACTTCAGATCGAACCGCTCGTCTTGAAGCTCGATCACGTCGCCGATTTCATGGATGAGAGGCTGAAGCTTGAGCGTAATGCTGTAGAGCGCACGGCTTGGGCTATAGAGCTTCAACAGGCGATCAGCCTCGGTTTGCGCATCGACCTCACGCCTGAACAGGCTTGAGACCGGTTCCGGATCCTGGGCAAGCGTATAGATGTTTTTAAGTCTCTGTCCGAGCGCTGTGTCACCTGACGCGGCCACACGGAAGGGCTGTGAGAGGTAAGACACGCGGTCAGGCAGGACGATGGCCGCGAGATCGTCCTGAACAGTCCAGTTGCGCCCCCAAGCACCACGAAATCGCCAAGGCGGTGGCGAGATAGCTGACGGAAGACGACTGCGCCGAAGGTCCAGGATCTGAGCTCGCGTATAGGTTCCGTTGGGTGTACCGGACGGTGCATCCAACCGACCGACCTGGAATAGCCCATCACGCCGGAAGTCACCCCAGGCCCCAATGCCAGCCAGAAGCTCATCAATGACAGAGCGCACGGTTGCCGTAGAGTCGGGCTCTAACCAGTAGCCGACGTCCGAAGGCTGGGCCGCATCAAGCTCGTCGAAAGATGCCACGGTAAGGCCAGCCGGATCTTCGACAGACCTCGACCGAAGGAGCAGACGGCGAATGATCTGGGCGGTCGAACGCGCAAAGACACTACCCGTTTTGTCTCCCTGCACGTCCGCCGTGACTGTCCCGATCGGCGCAGATCCAAGGCGAAACAAGCCATAGGTCAGGCACGTTGCATACTGCGCTGCACCAATCACAGCACTACGGAGAGCAACTGGGTTGGCGTAGTCGCCAGAAAGCCCGAGGGGAGATCCACGGTCATAAACGGCAGTGACGGCCTGGATAGGACCATCACTGACTTGATAAACAAGCTCCCCCGGGATAATAAGCGGCGGAGAGATGTTGTCGACAAAACCAAAACAGACCGGCTTGCGACGTCCCTTGAGATCGGATGTTCCTTCTAGATCGCCTGCACCGGCATAAAGCGTACTGTTCGCTGGGATCTGAAGCTTGTAGCCTGCATCCCGCAGCGTAATCCTGAGAACGCTCTCGTCGACATCCCAGCCAACCGCAGAGCCATCGTAGATCGTACGGAACTTGTTATACGAGACGCCTTGGGCACCAACCTTAACGACGACACGCCGACCGTCGATGGCATACTTATCAATCAGGTTATCGTAAGCTCCATCGGCGTTGATCAGCTCTAACTCACCGACACCAATGGACATTTTCCCGAAGCCACCGCCTGAAATGATGCTGCGATCAAAGCGCAGGATCTTCGTCAGATCCCCCTCAAAGAGAAGGTTCGGCATCGCATCCCCCGGAGCCGTCGCATAGGGCTGCGACGCCGCTAGAATGCGAAAGGTCGGGACCGCTGCTGTACCTTGTGCAACAGCAATACGCACATAAGCCCTCGACTGCGGCCGTCCATGGATGGAAGTAGCGTTGATGGAGCCACGGTTCATCCCGGCCAGCCCGTCGTAATGTCGATAGCGTTTAGGTCTGGAACAGTCGAAACGGCATAAATGGCATCGACAAGGTCAGCCTCTCGGCTGCGTGCGGCTGCGATGTGCTGAGCAACCGCGCGAGCCAGGTCGCGAATTTCCCCAACCGACAAGTCGATGAACCCGGTTGAGGCCTTTAACCGAACAACAAACCCTGCGTCTTGCGCTGACTCGAGCGCCAACAAAGCGTAGTCAGCTCGCGCTGTTGGATCTGTAGAAAAGACGCCACCTGCGTACGTGGCACCTCTGAGTTCAGACGCAGAACGAAGGGCCTCAACTCGTTTGATGAGATACGCCTGAACGCTCGAAACGCTGTTGGCTTCAACAAGGAACGCATTAAATTGCGCGAGATTAGGACCCTCAAGCGGATCACCTGTATGAAGAACGCGAGCAATATCCGGGTGTCCATCAAGCAATGAACCAAGCGTATCCTGGGCAGCGGAGGCTTGAAGGGCTTCCGACGTCCCCGAAGCCGCAACATCAACAGCCGTTAAAAGGCCGTCAACAATACCAAGGACCGGAACAGATCCCTCAATGGCCTCATCGCCAATCTCAATCTGATCAAAGAAACCAAAGAACGACTCAAAATTAAACGAGGGCATTAGCCGTCAATCCCGATCGGAGTGCCCGTTTCCGTCACAAAGAGACCACCACCTTCACTTGTCAGAGAGGGCGTCTCAACGGCCCGATCCGGGATAAAGGCCGGATAAATTTCAACCGTGAAGACCAGGATCTGACTTTGATCCATGAGCAGATCAAAAAGAGGCGAAACAGGGCGAGCAAAGCCGACAACTTCAACCCGCACTGAGGCGCTTGACCCTGCCCCACTTCGAGCCGACCGGCCTGCGTTGATCGAACCGGCATTAATAGCAGCTTGGTTAATCAATGATCTTGAACCCGACTGAAATCGTGCCCTCCGGGAACGGAGGCGCGTCGCCTGCGCCTGGCGTCAAAGGTGGTGTCAGAGTTCCATAAAAGCGCATGGTTCCTGCACCGATCGTTGCGGTATCCATGATGCCCCAGTAAGCCAACGCACTTGTTCCCCAGGAGCCAGATGCGGTCGCAAATTGCAGATATGTCGTGTTGGCCGAGATCGCTGTTGCAGGATCAACCACCGACATTGCCGCGGTGATTGCTAGACGGCTGTAGTTACCGCCGCTTGGCTCGCCAGCCAACGACCCATCAGGACCAGGATTTTGTGAAAACAGCGCAAACCAGACGTTGCCCGTTCCAGGCGGCGAAGCCTTGCCCAGCGAGTAATCGCCAAGAACCTTGGCCCATGCTTTTGTGATTAACGCCATCAGTCTGCCTTATGCCGCACGACGAACTTCAGCCAGACGGATCGCCTCGGCTTGTTTGGCAGAGCCCGTCACGACAGCGTCACGGGTTTCATGCTCAGCCGCGACAACCGCGTTAAAGCCGCCCGCGTTCGTCTGCGTGATCTCTTTACCGATCCGGGACACGTCGCTCCGAAGCTGCCTGACCTCGTTAACGACATCGGCAAACGTCGAAAGAACGCCAGCGCCTGCCGTGGCGCCAGCCGGACCATTGCTGTTCGCAGCAGCGCCCATAACACCTGCACCGCCACCCGCCGCCATGGCAGAGCCGCCCATTAGCGCTTCAAGAACGGCTACCACGCGCTGGTAGATGTCTTGATAGCCTTGGCCACTCGCGAAGGCTCCACGGCCTGCCTCAAGGAGACGTTGCGCATATTGCGTAATGCCGGACAGCGCGTCACGATCTCCAGCACGCGCCATGGCAACCTGCCGATTGAAGGCACTCTGGGCCGCCTCAAGGCGAGCCATCGGGCTTAGGCCAGCTTCTGTACCGCCCTGGATCTGGTCAAGGAACTCACGAATGTTGCGCGCGGTCTGAGCGAAGAACTGTTGCTGCTCCTCAAGCTGACGGCGCTGCTCCTCAGCCTGCCGTTGCGCAACTTCTCGCTGCTGATCCGCGTAATCCTGTCTGATCCGCAGCTCCTCGGCTTGCTGAGCCGCAACAAGGTCGTTAATCGCCTCGCCACCTTGGCGCATCTCTTCCTCACGCTCGCGCTGCTGTTGACGCGCAAGAGCCGTAAGGCGGCCTTCGATCGTGTTCGTATTAATCCCAGCATTAAAGGCGCGATCCTGGTATGCCTCCATACGCCGGATAGCGGCTTCAGCACGACGGGTTGCCTCTTCAGCCGCAGCTTCGGCCACACGGGCCGCTTCTTCGGCTGCACGAGCGGCAGCAATGCCAGCCTGGATCGTGGCTTCCTGCTGCGCCTGAATAGCCTCGAACTCGTCCTGCTGAGCCTGAGCCCAAGCATCCATCATTTGCTGCTTGCGCTGCTTGGATTTTTCGCTACTACCGGACCCAAGAGCCAGGCCGCCAACCGTAAGCGCCGCACCAATACCAGCCTCAACATAGTTCCCACTCGCCAAGCCCCGGATACCCATCTGGATACCGGCTTGGGTGAGACTCTGGCCAACGTTCTTGGCGGCATTGGCGAGGGCATCCGCAAACTTAACGCCATTTTGCATATCACGCGCAAAGCTTGTCGCGAAATTCGTAACCGCGCTCTGCGCCGTATTCCAGCCCTGCTCAATCGCCTTCGTAGTCTGATTATTACGGCTTGCCGCAAGCTGCCCGGCCTGCGCAATCCGCTCACGAACATTGGATTGACTCGTGTCAAACCCCTGCTTCCGCAGCTGCTGCTCAGTTTGAAGAAGTGCAATCTGACGGGCGCGCTCCTCGTTGGATGCGAAAATAAGGCTTCGCTCCAACTCGATCATCTTGGCTTCATTTTCTTGGTCCTGCTGCATATCACGCAACTGGGCAACAAAGTCAGCCCGTACACGCAACCGCGCGCCCTCGACAAGCACATCCTCTTGCGCCTGTGAGATCCGCTGACCCGCAACCGAAAGCCTTGCCTGCTCAGCCGCGACAGCTTCTTTCTCACCTTGCGTTCGCGCCAAGACCTGCCGAACAGCAAGCGCCTCAGTTTCGGTCACACGCTGGAGTTCTGTTTTGTGCGTTCGAAAGGCGTGCGAAAGTCGGTCCTCGGTTTCGGCCGCATCGCGACCCGTCACCAGCCCAGCCTTCCTGGCCTGCTCAACTGTTCCGAGCTGAGCCGCTAAATCCTTATACTCTTCGCCCTCTCGATTGGCCTCCTTAACAATCTTTTCAACAGCGTTCGCACGTTGAATAATCTGATTGGTATTCTCAGACACCGATTTAGAGTGTTCTTCCAACTGGCCAGACTGAATGTTAAGAATCTCCCGACCTGGATTAAAAGCCTTCCAAAGATCTAGCGTTTCTTTTTTAAGTCCGCCAGTTTCACTCTTAAGCTTATTCATTTCAGCAGCGAGCTTTTGCGTTCCCGCCGCCATGTCAGTCATTTCGCTGATATTCGGTCCGTACTGCTCCCCGGATGATTGAGCCAATCCGATAGACGACCGCAAGGCATTACCGCCACGATTAACGGCACCAATAACCCGCCCAGATACTTCTGAAAGGTTCCCGGCCACCGGGCGACTAACGAGCTTGTCAACGACTGTCGTTACATCACCAAGGAAATTGACCGCACCACGTGCCATGAGATCAATGAAAGGCCCAAGCCTTGTCATCATCTCGTCAACGGCCTTACTGATAGCCTCCCATGCCTTTTGCAGAGGGGTTGTGACCTCCGCTGCCTTGGCAAACTTGCCAACCATCGCATCCATGGCAATGTTGAAGGCATCCGCCGCATCATTACGGCGAACGGCATCGTCCAGGGCTGCACGTTGAGCTGAGTTCAATAGAGTTTGCTGACGAACCCAGCGCCCAATGCCATCTGCACCACTCTGAAGAAGCTGTGCAATCTTTTCCTGCGCTGCCTGAAGATCGCCGTTCGTGTAGGTTGCAGCAAAGTCCTTCGAGAGCGCCACAGCACGTCCGATGGTCTGGACGTTGATACTCTCCTGGACGCGACCGAACGCAGTCGCCATTCTTGTGGCCTGCGACTGCGAAAGGTCACCTGCCGCCGCGGCTTGACGGGCCATGTTCTGAAAAGCTGTGCTCGTCGTATCGAGCCCTCGCCCCATGCCGGTCAAAGTTGCCGTGACTTGGCGCTGCATGTCGTCGTACCGCAACCAAGCGACGACGCCAACTCCTGCAGCTGCGGCAAGCGCCACACCAACAGCACGCGCTGGTGTAATCATGTTTGCCAAATGCTGCCCGACATTCGCAAGGCCTGCCGACACTCCGCCCGGTCCATTAAGTGCTTGATAAACCTGCGGCCCCTGCTGAAGCAAGATCGTCAGGGGATTCATCGTTGCGATGGTCTGGGCAATATCAAACAGCTGGAACTGGAGTTGTTGCCATTGATGACCGACATTTGCCGTTGAGCGGCGCACGTTTTCATTAGCCGCGGCAAGATTTTTGTGCCCCTCCAGCATCCGGCGCATGGTTCTTTCGAGGGCTTCAGCAGAGTCGGCAAAGCGATCAAGCGAAGCCGACGCCCGGTCAGCAGGACGCGAGTCGATAGCAAGATCAAGACTGGCAATCTGGTCAGCCATTGGCTCTATGCTCCAAACGCACGCTCGAACCCCTCTAGGTCATTCATCATGATTTCCCCAGAGGAAGCTCCAGACTTTTGCCGATCTCTTTCAGCCCGTTTCGCCCGCACCGTCATAACGGCCATATCAAGCGAACGAAGAACATCGACTTCCCATGGGCGGGGTCTGCGGCCTGTGAGCCTCGACCACGCCTCAAGATCGACGAACGAAATCGGGTTGGAGCCGAAGCCGTTTCCAGACCGGGCGGCATCAAGCTCACAAAACCAGTCCCAAAGGTAAAGATAACCTTCAGGAGCCTCGACATCCCGCCGCTTAGAAACGACGGCTTCGGCGTAGGCTACGAGTTCGTCTGTGATGAGGGCAAAAAATTGGCTCGGTCACTCCGAAACGCGTCAACTTGTTCACGAATGAAAATGACCCGCTCGTAAAGACTCCGAGCATTTTCCCGACTATATTCATACACCTTGCCGTGGAGAACGAATGGCTCCCAACCAAGTGTACATGCTACCAAAACCTCAATGAGATCATCATCCATCTCAGCAGAAGACAAAAAGCCCCGCCCCTTATTCATCCGCACGCGCCGGTCTTGAACAGCCTGTTCGGCGCGTTTGGAGCGCTCGCTGTCACGCCCGGCAATACGGATTGTTAAAAGACGCCCATCCGCATCCTTGAGTGGGTAGCCTTCAGTTGGGTGCCGAACGACAAGATCGGCCCCTTCCTCGGCTCGTGCGGACGTATCAAGACTGCTGATGTCAAACAAACGTCACTCCTTAAGTTGCCGCAACCTTAACTGGGATCGTCGTGGTTGCGATGGTATAAGCCGTTGTTACAAGATCCTCGTTACCGCCAGGCGACTCTTGCCCACCAGCCACGATGGCAAGCCAATAACGTTTGGCGACAGTACCGCCCGGCACCGTCACCTTACTGGCGGACGGAAAGTCAAAGCGGATCGGATAGGTGCTCTTGGTCGCGATGGCTGCGATGAGCGCAGTCTGACCAGCATCGTTATCGTCGGGGTAAACGGTCAACGTCATATCGCCGAGCGTCGTCGTTCCAGCCGCCTTGCGCTCGACGTTGTCACCTACGACCGGAGCTGTGATGATATTCGTCGATGGACCAAACGGCGAAAACGAACGGACATTCTTGACTTCCGTCCACGTCAGGGCCGCATAAGCAGCTGCGTTAGCCGGCTCAGCAGTCGCAGCTGGCGCGATGAAGATCTTGGCGTCGGAAGTTGTATAGGGATTCAGAGGCATAAGGAGGCTCCTTCAGGGGGATTAGCCACGGGGACGTGGGCCGCAATCATGCGGTCCTAGCGGCTTGCCCAAGGCCGTTTGGGGCAAACCCTCACGGGCTATTCTTTTGCAGGGGCCTTCTTGGCACCACCGGCATCAACAAGTGCGCCAAAGTTCAAAAGGCTCTTGAACGAGACGTTCTCGGGATCAACCGCCACATCCTTGGTCTCACCCGGCTCAACAGTATCGGTTGGCGCGTGGCCATCC